GATTGCTTTTTTTCTGTTTTGTAATTTATTTCTTTCCTCATAATTTCTGTGTATTAATTAGTTTTGTTGCTTAATTCAAGGTCGCAACGTACCTTATACGATTCCGTTGGCGGTAATACTACTTACTTCTTCCAAGGAGCATCCTGCAACCAATCACCAGCCATAATACAACCATAAGGCATAATTCTATCCACTACTTCACCAAGTCCAAATTCGTCCATTTGTGCCTGTACGTTATCAGCGTTTTTGTAGGCTGTCGGTAGTTCTGAAATATCAATGTTGCCAGAAAAGAATCTAATATCTAATCCTTTAGTTTCTTCTGCAAAAACTTCATCAATAGTTTTATCTTCCTTCTTTCTTTTGTGTTCTGTTCGGCTAATGTTTCTCCCTGCTCCGTGCGGCGCAAATCCTAAATTTGTATCAGTAGTTTGTCCTTTAACAATCAAAACAGGTTCAGACATATTCAAAGGGATTAATCTCAATCCGTTATAAGAATCAGGTACAAATTTATCATCTAATGGAGTTGCCCCTTTAGCGTGATAGAAAATATCATCTTCTTTAAATACAAAATTATGTTCATTCCAAAACTGCAATAAAGGAGCAACTCCAACTTTTTTAACTGTTTCGTTATGTAGGGTCGTGTGGTTAAGTTTTGTCCACTCTCTTACAATTTGTAAGGCTTCCCAATAGTCTTTTCCTTCTTGTGTATCAAATGGAATCCAAGCGTTTCTTTTCAATGTTTTAGGAGATAGTTCTTTTCTAAATCTTTCAGCTACTTTCATTCCTTTCTTATACAAGTATGCACCAAATCCACGTGAGCCGTGATGCGTTACCATTATTGTTTCGCCTGTATTTTCAGATTTACCAATAAAAAGAAAGTGATTTCCATCTCCTTGCGTTCCTAAATGAGAAGAAGATAATTCAATACTTTTTTTATCATTCAAAAATCTATTCCCTTTTATCTTTTCAACAAGTTCTTTTGGTAATTCAGAAAATTCATCTCTTCCCCCACCACCAAAATGAGTTGTTTCGTGTGCAAAATCAAGAACAGTTCTAGGGTCTACCATTCCAAAATTTGTCATCATTACAGAGCAACAAATATCAGCAGAATGCATAGAAGGGTGTATCGCATTTTTTGCACCAACTACACCGCCAACAGGTATTTGACCTTTCTCACCAGTAGGGCAAGCATCAGGCATTACAGAACCACTTACAATGGTAGGTGTTTGCATTAATATATCCATTGTTTCAAATACTTGGTGAACATTAGAAACTTCCTCTTCGTGTTCTGCTCTAATATTCTTGTGATATTTTAAGCCTGTTTGGGGTTCGATTGGTGGTGGTGGTTTTATTTCGTCAATAAACGATTTCAAAGCCTCACCAGTTAAGTTTCTTTTGTTTCCTTCTTCAATAGCTTTACCAAACCATTTTGAAGGTTTGTAGCCTAATTCTATTAATGTATTTCCAGTTATCATAATTCAAATTTAATTAGTTTTTAATTCACCGTACTACCGCCAACACTACCTATAATCCATTGGCGAAAAGCCAACGTATCATAGCCAACCCGTTATTCCAAAGTAACCCATCCATCGCGAACAACGTGCTTTAACTTTGTTGATTCTTTGCTTGTCCATATTAGATTTTCCTCCAAACTTTCAGCAAGTTCTTTAACCGTACTTCTATACTCGTTCACAATCATTTGCTGGAGTTGATTTCTGTATATCTTGTTCCACTTAAACCGCTTTTGAAGGATATACACGTAGTACCATTCTTTGTCGTCCAAGACGTGTCCTATTTCGATGTCACCAAAGAACAAGTGCCTATGGTTATCGAGTCCGAACATATTGGGCGTTGTGTTAATTTTGTTTTTCATATCAAAAATTCATATTATTCTGCATTGCCGTTTCTCTAGGTAAAGGCGTTGCGTATATCTTGCCCTTGTGTATATCGTTGGTGTAATACTTACCCGTTACAATATCGTACTCCAGCATCACAAGACCACGTATTCCAACTATCTCAGGCTTCGCTTTGTTTATCTTTACCTCTAGCACCTTGCTATCAAACTCCCTGTGGCAAATTATAATGCTTTTACCGTTGTTTCCCCATTCACTCCCGCCTTTCATATCGTGATAGTCTGGCATTTGTATCTTGCCTTGTATCTTCGTCGGACTCTTAGGATGTACGATTGTATGGAAATGCAACTTACTGCTTTCGCTTAGGTCATTCGCAAAGGATAGAGTGCTTTCTAGCCATTGGTCGTAACGTTGTCCACCTTGTACGTCGTGCTTCATGTAGTTCCAACTATCAATTACAACGCTAAAGATACCTAAATCTTTCTTATTATCAGCACCAAATTGCCATAATTCGCTAGGCGTTATCGCTTTACTACTCTTACCGCTTGTACTTGGATTGAATAAAGCAAAGTTTTTAAGCATCTTTGGGAGCAAAGTTAGAACTTCCTCTTCCGTCAATCGGTTTTTAAGAATTACCTTTTCGCCCTTGTCGTCAATAAAGTATTCCTTGAACTGTTTACCACTCATTTTGTGTAACAGCTTCGCGCTAAGTTCTGCAATACTCCCCGCATCAGGCATATGGATTAAGTGCTTATGTCCGTACCAATCGCTTGTATTGTTTAGGCACTCTAAAAGCAGTTCGGTCTTCCCACTACCAGCGTACCCAGTCCAATCCGTTCTACTTCCCTCTAGTATCTGATAGTGCCTACCAAGTTCTTTGAAACCTAAATAGAATACGTTACCGCCACCGCCTAAATAATGCTCCATAACCTTAGCTTCTACCTCTTCATATTTGTAAATGTCCATAGTTAAAAGCTTTTTAGCATTTGTTTCTTTTTCTCTTCCATCCAAAGGTATCGTTCTTTCGGGTCGGTCGGTTCGGTGTACATATCGAAAACATACTCGCCTTCTTGTGGTTTTTGTTTATGGTCTTTCTTTAACCATTTGTTCGCGGTAAAATATAGTGAAGTATAATTCTTGTTTAATTTATAGTTTTCAATACTATCTAAAACAGAGTCTATATCCTCCTTGTTATATTTTTCTTCTAGTTTATTAAACTCGTCAATTGACAAAGATAGGTGGTTAAATTTTCTATAAATATCTTTTTCTTTACTATCCTTTACTATACTTTGTGGGTTTACTCCCCCTTCAAGTGGCAATAAACTAGGTTTAAGGGTGTTTTTACTAGGTTTACGTACCCCTAAACTAGTTAAAAGTAGGAGTAAACTATTATAGTCAATACATTTATTTGCGCGTTTAGTGTAAGCATCTTGTATAGAATCAATAAAATCTTGACACCAAATAACCTTGTTTTCATTCCATAAAACCTTATCGAATTTCTCTAACATTACAAGGTCTGTAATTATCGCTTCTAGCACCTCCTTACTTACTTTGCATTTAGCACTCAAAAACATCATTGAGGACGGTTTACTAAGGTTTAAATAGTGATAGTCAACCTTTGCAAGTTCGCGAAGTAATTTAACAAAAGTGGCAAATCCATCATTGCCGTATGTTTCTTCTAGGTAGTACATTTTTTCTCCCTCTTCGCAAAGGAAGGGGAAATAGTCTACGTTATTTCTTTGGGGTCTTGCCATTATTTCAATTCTTTTTGAATTAAATGTAACGCACCAATAAGCTTGAATAGTTGAGTAGCATCTAAATAAAAATAAGTCCACTCAGTTCCATCGTTATCTGATATTAAAAACTTACACTTCTTAATATCTTCTTCTATTGTTACCTCCATGCAATCTAAACCATCCTCAAACTTGTAAATCATAATAAATAATTTTAAATTAAAAAGCCTCATAACTACGTCGGGTCTTCACGTCCGATTTCATTATAAGGCTTTAAATAACTCCTTTGGTTCTATAATGTGAAGACGAACCGTTTACAAATATAACTATTATTTTATCAATTCCAAACTAAATTCAATAAATTCTTCACCTTTTTTTACATCCACCTTTTTAACGTGTGCTTCGTATATCTCTCTGTCGTTAAAACCGTACTTTTTTTGTAGAACATCTTGGAAGGGTTTAACAGGATTGTCCCAGTCCGCATTCTTAGACGACAAGCCAAACGTTACAATTAGTTTTAAGCGTCCTTGCGGAACGTCTAACGGCTTTAAAAGTAAAAGCAAATAATTTTCGTAGTCCTTGTATTTTTTGTTCTTAAAACGACGACCTTGGAACGCTTCGTTAATACTTAGGGGTTTGATGTTTAGTTTCATTTGGTTTTGTTTTTAAAACTCCCAACGTGCCATGTCGGGAGTTTATTTTAAGCTAACTTAAATACTACAAATCCATTAAGCAATTGATAGCCGTATGACCACCGATTACGATACCGCAACCGATAGCTTGTTTTTTAAAGTTCTTAGCGTAGGCGGCAGCGTAGCTTTTAGAGTCAACACCGCAACCAACTTGCATACCAAACACCTTAAAATTCTTACCTACCGTCCACTTAACGTATGCTTCCGTATGTGTATGACCACAAACGCTCGACATCATATTATTTTTAGACTTAGCGATAGCTTGACCACCTTCGCCATGTTCGTACAATACGCCGTCAATTTCTATGTTTTCGCACCAATTCCATTTTGTGCCTAAAACGTCGTTGTATGATTTTATCCATCGCGCTGGAATTTGACTATCAAACGCCTTGCGCATAATTATTCTGTCGTGATTACCAATCATTACGTCAGCTTTCGGGAACGCTTTACGCCACTTCTTAACGCCTTTAATAGCGTAGTCTAGTTCATCGCCACCACCTAAGCCGTCGGGGTCTGAAACGTGAAAACTAGAATAATGATTATCAATTATATCGCCAATAAACACGACTCGATTGCATTTGTATTTAATGTATTGCTTTTGGCAAAACTCCAAATATCCTTCAAGTACAAAAGGCTCATGTAAATCACCGATTACAAGAACCCTAGTTTCTTCGTCTTCTTCCATAGCTTCGATAGGTTTAATTTTCATTCCATACTTTCGTAAGTTACCTAATTGGATAACTTCTAAGTCCGTTAATAGATACTTATTGTACTTCTTTGGCTCAAACCCTAAAGCGATAGCTTCAAAAGGCTTTAATCGTTTTCTTGCTTTCATAGTTTTAGTTTAAGTTTATAATGCTTTCAGGAAATTCTACGTCTAGTTCAAACTCGACTACGTAACCCCAATAGTCCGAAAAGTACAGATACCCTTCTTGCTCGTCTAAGAACATTAAAAGACCTTCGCTTGTTTCGTATAGTCGGAACGGTAGAAATTTCATTTAAAGTTTTCGTTTATCCAATCCTCAAAGCTAACATTAATATTATGAAGTTGCTCCGCTAGTTCGATTTTACTTTGTTTATCCATTCCGAAAAGCAATCTATCGTATAACTCTTTAGTGCTTCTTATCATGTCGTTAAACGCTTTCTTATGTTCACGCCTTACAAGTAATGGTAGTTCGTCTTTTAAGTCCTCTAGGTAATCGCTTATAGTCATTCCTGTCCCTAAAAGGACGAGTATTTTCTTTTGTGTTTCCTTGTTCATTTCGTTTAAGTTAAAAACCCCCTAGAGTTTCAAATTTGAACTACTTGTTAAAGTTAGTTTAATCTCCAGAGGGTTTTGTTAATTATCAGAAGGGCAAGTCATCGCTTTCTGCTTGTGCTGTTTGATGTTCGCTTGTTGCTTCTGCTCCTGCTTCAATTCTCCAGCCTTCGACGGTATTGAAGTATTTAATAACTCCTTCAGGATTCGTCCAACTTCGCCCTTTAAGGTTAACCGATACGTTAACTTCTTGACCTATTTTAAACAAGTCTAAAAGACTGCATTTGTCGTTTACCAATTGAATTAAAATTGATTCGGGGTAAGTTCCATTTGTCGTTACGACGAACTCACGTTTAGCGAACTTATCGCTAATAGTCTGCTTTTCAAAGATAGCAGAAATACTTCCG